AATGGATCGAATCCGCCTGTAATCAAAACTATTTTCATGCCAATATTTATTATGGTCTATAATGGGCTAAGTATTATTAGGGACAAGTTATGCAATTTCATATGAACTATTTTTGGGATATCCAAGATTGGTTAAGTGAACTACCAGACGATGATATTCAGTATTTTACAACCTACATTGTAACCAAAGGGTCATTTTTTGTAGTAGAGTGTGACAACGAAGAACTCTTATGTTACATGGCTTTACGTTGGTCTGAAATTGTTGACAACTGATTGGAGTGACAGTATAATAGTTCTTATAGGCTAACAATTTAGGATAGATATGACTTTCTTTGACTTAATATTTTTCTTACTCATGGGTTATTGTTTATATACAGTTGCTAAGGGTGCATCAGTCCAACGCAGAATTGTTGAACGTCAGCAAATGGAAGAAGAAATAGGCATACAAGCGCAGAAGGAAGCATTACTGGCCCAGCCCTACTATTACTATGAGTTAGTCAAAGATGGCGAAGGTGGCAAGCATTACTTGTTGTATAGTGTTCGAGACGATGGTTTTATGGGACAGTCGGACACACTAAATGGTGTTAAGAAACTAGCAAAAGATTTACATCCTGAATACGAGAACGTATTCTTGAAGAATCCTTCAACAAATAAAATATCGGTGATTTAATATGACCATGCACCTAGTAGGTCCATATCTGACCACCACCTCTTACAAGAAGCGTAAAATGAAAATAACAAAGACAGCACTAGCAAACTACCAAATGGAACACAAGGACTACAATCGTAGAATGAAACAGGCTGGTAGACACAGTGAGCAACTCACACTGGAACAATATATTGATTACCGTTGTGGTAAGCTCAAGTTAAATAAACAGGAGCCTAAGTTTGTACCTTACTCTGGTCCCAAGCAAGGCTATCGTAGAGAAACTCCTGATATTCCCAGTCATGGTACAGGAGTTGGTACAGCAGTAAGAGCACCAGATAAAGTTTATACAGGTGATAAGATTAAAGGCATAGGCACGATGCACAAGTCTAATGCAGTACCTATCTTTAGTGATGAACAAGCAGTTGCTATTAGCAAGATGAGGAGATAATTTGGCTAAAAAAGACGATACAATTAAAATGGATTGCGAGGTATTAGACGTACTACCTAACGCAACATTTAGAGTAAAAGGTATTGAAACAGAACACGAACTAATCGCATACTTAGGTGGTAAGATGCGTAAGGCTAGAATTAGAATCACGCTAGGTGATATTGTAGAAGTAGAACTTAGTCCCTATGACCTTAAAAAAGGTAGAATAACGTACAGAAGGTAATGTACAATATTGAGGATATTCGAGAAGTCCATTTAGAGATTTCAAGTTTATGCAACGCTCGTTGCCCTGAGTGTCCTCGCAACTATCGTGGCTTTCCCTACAACGATGGTTATCCAGAAACAAACCTAACACTTGCACAAGCTCAGCAGATATTTGAGCCACTGTTCCTCCACCAGTTACAGACTATACTGATTAACGGTAACTATGGTGACATAGTTATGAATGAAGAAGCAGTAGACATCATTCGCTACTTTAGGCAACACAACAAAACATGCGACATTTATATTAGCACTAACGGTAGTGCAAGGCGAGACAACTTCTGGCAAGAACTGGCAGAACTAGACTGTAAGATAGAGTTTGACTTAGACGGTATGGCAGACACACATACCTTATATAGACAAAATACAAACTGGAACACAGTAATACGAAACGCCAAAACATTTATAGATGCTGGCGGGCATGCTATTTGGAAGTTTATTAAGTTTAAACATAATGAACACCAAGTCGAAGAGTGCGAAACAACAAGCAAGCAACTTGGCTTTAGTGTATTCAAAGTAGTAGAAGAAGGAAGAGATCAAGGACCTGTATACGACAAACAAGGCGACCTTGTACACATATTAGGAGACTGGACACACCACTGGGACGGCGTTGACCACAAAACTGTGGAGCCTTATATCACTAAACGTAAAGGCGAGATGTTATTATTCGATGACATAGCTCAATACTTTACACCAGCAAAGCAGATAAACTGTGAAGTTAAGAATACTAAGAGTGTATATATTACAGCAAACGGAGAAGTGTACCCTTGCTGTTACCTAGGATTTTATCCGCTTACTAGTGTAGGCTTTGGTGAGCAACTAGAAGTTTTAAACAAACAACTACGTCCCTTAATTGCAAATAACAATGCACTAGAACATTCTTTATCAGACTGTATTGCATGGTTTAACGAGATTGAGAAGTCTTGGTCTTGTTCTACGTACAAAGATGGTAGGTTAATGAAGTGTGATCAGCAATGCGGCGCTAAATAATTAGAACACTTACTGGAAATAACATGTTAAAACTTTTTAAAAGTATCCTAATTGGTTTAGGAATAGGTGCAGTAACTTGGATTACCGCACTGGAAGCACGTGGACAAGAAATACCAGAAGTACCTAGTGATCAGTATATCCCTGCTGACAAGCAGATGAAGCCTACTAACTGTTGGCCCGTTATGTATGTGTTAGAAGGCATACAAGCACAAGGCCTCAATGTTTTATGGCAAGCACAAAACAAAGACGATCAATGGCAGAATAATCAAGTATTGTTTACAGACAATACAAATAATTGGGTATTGCTAGAACTTAATGACACAGTAGCCTGTGTATTAGGGTCTGGTGATGGATTCTTTTTATTAAACAACGTTTACAAACCTGGAGAGAAAGAACTATGACTGAATGGGTAACTAAAAGATTGGCAGAGCGCACAAGTTGGGACGGTATCGTTCTAGTTGGTGCTGGTGTAGCATTTTTAATCTTCAAACCTATTGCTAGTTTAGTCGCTTACGGTGCTATTGCGTATGGCGCTTGGACTATCTGGAAAGAAGAAGACTAAAAAGTCTTTGCATTTTAACAAACAATCAACTATAATACTTGAATGACCTATATTGTAAATGACGCCTGTGTACGTTGCAAATACACAGACTGCGTTGAAGTATGTCCTGTTGACTGCTTCTATGACGCAGGTACTATGTTAGTAATTAATCCTACAGAGTGTATCGACTGCGGAGTATGTGAACCAGAGTGTCCGGCAGAAGCAATTAAAATGGACACTAATATGACAGAAGAACTAGAGTTCTTCATGAAATACGCTGAAGAACAAAGTCAAGGAAAACAACCTATTGTTAAAAAAGTAGATGCTTATCCAGATGCAGACGAAATGAATCCTGTGTTAAATACTAGTGTAGGAAATAAAAGACACTTACTATGATTGAAATTACTGAATCAGCCCTAGGAAAATTAAACACTATCCTCAATGAGGAAAACCCTGGAAGTAAACTCCGTATCTTTATCCAAGGCGGTGGATGCTCGGGCTTTCAGTATGGCTTTGCTATCGAAGAAAATCAAGAGGACGACGACTTTGTAATTACAGAAGGCGATGTAAGCGTTCTAATAGACGGCATGAGTAGCGCATACCTTGAAGGTGCTACAGTAGACTACTCTGAAGATCAATACGGTGAAAACTTTACTATAAAAAACCCTAATGCCCAGTCAACTTGTGGCTGCGGTTCCTCATTTACGCCATACTAAACTATATCCTCATTCTCAAAAACTGCTAAATAACAGTAATCGAGGATAATTTAACATGGCAAGACAAATTATTAATATTGGATCCAGTGCTAACGACGGTACAGGCGATCCACTTAGAACAGCGTTTGATAAAATAAACGACAACTTCCAAGAAGTGTATGGCGCAACTGCCGCTGGTACTAATATTGATATTACTGGCAATACTATTGCTAGTACAAGTACTAATGGCAATATCGAACTTGACCCTAACGGAACAGGTTTGGTTGTTATTGCAGATGACCAGTTTAGAATAAGTACAAGCAAGACTCCATCAGCGAGCATAGGTGCAGATGGCGATGTTGCAGGTTTAGTAGCATGGGACAGCAACTACATTTATGTTTGTACAGGAACATACGACGGATCAACAGCAATTTGGGCAAGAGCCGCTATAAGCACTTGGTAAGGATAAACGATGGCAAGACAAGTAATTAACATAGGTACCATTGAGAATGATGGCACCGGAGATAAACTCCGTGATGCGATGGACAAAATTAATGATAACTTCAGAGAAGTTTATACTGAACTGGGTGGTGATTCATTAAGCAATTTGGATCTAAGCGGAAACACAATTAGTTCTGCAAACACTAACGGAAACATTATCCTTGATCCAAATGGTACTGGAAAAGTTTTAGTAGACAATCTTGCTATCAGCGGTAACACTATTTCAAGCACCGACACTAACGGTAATATTACTATAGACCCAGATGGTACTGGTAGTATTGTACTAAGTTCAGATGTTAGCGTAACAGGAACACTAACACTAAGTTCAGCTCTAACAGCAGACGTTACAGGTAACTTAACTGGTAACGTTACAGGTACTGTTAGTAGCCTTAGCAATCACGACACAGATGATTTAACAGAAGGTTCTAGTAACTTATATTATACAGACACTAGAGCAAGAGCCGCTATCAGTGCATCAGGCGACATTAGCTACGATAACACAAGTGGTGTTATCAGTTTTAGTAGTGCTGTTACAAGTGTTAACGGTGAAACAGGCGCAGTTGTATTAACACTTAGCGACATTGGGGTAGATGGACAATTAGACGCAGACCTAACAGGTAGCGTATTTGGTGATGACAGTACTATCTTAGTTGATGGTGTTAATAACGAATTAGTCGGAACGATTAATTCATCAACAGGTACAATAACAACGCTTACATCATCTAGTATAACAATGACCACAGGAGGTGGTATCAATGCTTCCACTGGTATTATTCAAGGTGAATATTTTTATGGCGAAAACGCTCAAGTAGAAAACTACCTAGCATTTGACTCTACATTGTTAATAGACGGTAATACTGGAACTATCTACGGTACGATAGATAACTCAGCAGGAGCATCGTTCTCTGGCACAGTTGACTTTGCTGGAGCAACAGTAACCAATCTTACACTATCTTCACTTAATGCTGATGTTACAGGCAACTTAACTGGTAACGTAGATGGTGATTTAACTGGTAGTGTATTTGGCGATGATAGTACAGCAATCATTGACGGTATTAATAAAACTGGTACATTTACTGAATTAGATGTCGATGACATAAACATTAACGGCAATACAATTACAGCCACAGGCTCAGCACCGCAAAGCATAATATTAAATGTATCAGGATTTGGTGCTATTCAAACTAATTCAGACAGTTTGGTTATGGCTCAAAGAACTGATTACGGCACCAACGGCGTTGGTACAGCAGGCGACGTTGATAATATTATTAGCCAAGACGACAACTATTTGTACAAGTCTACAGCAGATTATGATGGCAGTACATTAATTTGGAAACGTGCTAAACTACGTGCTTTCACTGACCCATTGTTTTACGTTGGTGCTGACGACAGCACAATGCGTGGCGTTGATGACTTAGAAGGTATAAAGATTATTGGTGGTACTAATGTAACCACTACAAGTGACGCAGAAGGCAACATTACAATTAACGCCGCATCAAGCGGAGTTTACAGTTGGAGTATTGGTGCAGATGATTCTACACTTAGAGCAATAGGCTCAGGCGAAAGTGTTAAAATTATTGGTGGCACAGGTATCACTACATCAAGTGATGCAGAAGGCAATATCACTATTAACGGACATGGTGTATTTGGATTTAGCG